CATATCTATCTAACATACTATCTACATAACCTTCATCATATCCAATACCTAGATATATATCTCTAATAGCATTTCTTCTTTGTGTTTTATCTCTTATACCTTGTTCTGCTAATTGTCTATTGTATGCATCAATCTCGTCTTGTTGTATCTCTGCAAGTTGACTAGCAGTATCTATACCTGCTTGTGCAGTCATTGTAGTTAAAGGTTTTGCTGCTAATTTTGTAGATGCTTTTCCAGCAGTATCTTTTAAAAATCCCATGATACCTTTTTCTCTACCTGCTACAGCATCTGGAACTCCACGTCCTGATGCAGAAAATTCTCCTAGCGCATCTGGAGTTGCTGCAAGTGCAGCTGTAATACCAATATCTTTTAAATCTGCTTCATCGTCTGTAGCAAATCTTGTACCACCAGCTATTAATGCTTTTTGTAAAGCAGTGCTTTTTAAACCACCTAAACCAACAGCTCCTGGAGGTAAAAAACCTGCAGCTATATAAGGTGCAAAAGGTCTAATCTCTTTTGGTATTATCTTTTTAATTGCTTTACGTGCTTTTCTAAATACTTTTTTAAATGGCATAATTTAATCCTATTTTAATGAAAGCAAGGGGCTAGCTTGTAAGAAGCCTAATCTGACTAATTTACAAGGTTTTTTGCCTCTCGTCAATCACCTATATTACTGGCCGCTCCTAAAGGTATTTGTTCTACAGTTACTTTAACATCTCTTCTGATGTGTCCAGATTCTGTATTTGTATTAGGATTTTGTACATCTGCTAATGCTTCAGCATCAGAATTGTACTCCTGACCAGTTACCGTATTTGTTAATGTTACCTCTGTTTTAGGTGTAATTACTGGTATTCTTTTACCATCTATTATCTCATACCTTACAGAAGCTTCTTTTTCTACAAACGACATTATCTATCCTCCCTACTTAGTTCTAATATTGATGCTACAACGTGTAGTCTATCTGCTGTTGTGGCTGTTACTTTTAGTATTTCACTCTCTTGTAAAATTAATGGTTCACTTAATAATTGTTCAGTAGCATTAGTTCCAACACTTTTACTTTTAAATAAACTGAATACATTTGAAGACGCGTCAGTCACAGTTACAGTAATACTATCACCGCTTCCTGAATCATCACTAACTAATATAGACTTTACAATTGCTCTTGAGTCTGATGGTACAGTGTATAAAGTTGTAACGTTTGTTGTTGTTAAATCTACTTTTGCGTTTCTATATATATTTGCCATTAGCCTAATCCTAACCAAGTAAATCGCTCTTGGTCTTCTTTAAGTTGTCTTAAAAACGTAGAATTTAATTGTTCTACTACAGAAGTAAACGCTTGGTTAATCTGACGTTGGTTATCTTCTGTATATTCTTTTTTTGGTTCTGGTAATCTTACTACTATTTTTGCCATTATTCTGTTTGTCCTGGATCAAAAGGATCATCATAATTTTGTGTGGATGGATCAAAACCTCCTGTATATCCAGATCCTTCACCTGTTTGAGTTTGATAAGCTAGAGCTGCTCTTGCTGCATCTAGTTGTGCTTGTCTTGCTTGTTCTGCCTCTAAAGCTTTTTGTGCTTGAATTTTTTCAGCAAACTCTCTGGCTTTTTCTACTCCTGTTTTACCGACATTAAACATAAACATTGGATTCATAGGATTGTATTTTACAAAAGGTGAACTCATAATCCCACTAAAAGCATCTTTTGTTCTCATACCTAAAGTATAATCTTCGTCAGGTATAGTTCCTTCACCTATATCATCAATTGTCATACTAGGACCAGTATATCCATAATCAAAATTTATACCTGCAGTAATTCCTCTCCCTGGAGGTGGAGATGGTCTATCACCACTACTTTCAGGTTGAATAGGTAATATAGGTTTTTTTACAATAGGTGTTTGTATTGTTGGTGCTACAGATGATTGTATAATTTGCTCTGTTGTTGGCGCAGGTTGAGTATCAAACAAATCTAAATACTCTTGTTGAGTCATTTGATTTTGTAATGTTGGATTGCTCATGTAAGTGTTAATTAAATTAGCGATACCACCTGTTTGATAAAGTTGTCTAGCCATGTCTGTTCTCATTATTGACATTATCTTCTACCATCCGGTTTTAGATCAGCCTGAAACGTACCAAATCTCCACGATTCACCAGATCCTGTGTTTTCTATCTTTATATTTGCATATCGTCCTCTGGCTCTCGTGTCAACTTTTGTTGTAGCTGATGTAAGAGTAAAAGGACTTAATGTTGATGTTGTTGCTGCATCAGCAGGATAAGCTGATACTGAAATAGTTACTTGGTTATTACCAGTTAAAACTTTGAAATCAGGTATAAATCTTCTCATAGATAAAAAGTATTCGCCAAGTCCTTGATCCGTTTGTAAAGCAAAATCATAAGACTGTGCAAAAGAAGTTAGGGCTGTTGTACTACCATCAGGATTAATTTGATCAGTTCCTATTTCGTGTTCAAATAAAACACTTTGACCTAATCCACTTTCACCTATAACAGCAGGAAAAGTTCCTGAACTAGAACTATTATAAGCTGAAGCATATGGTCTTGGATAAACTAAAGAATCAATCCATGTTGTTCTAATAGAATTAGTATTCGTGTTTGTATACCAGTTTCCTATTTCACCTGCTGGTGCTGCTGCACCATAGTTATAAACAACAGATCTATCATTAAAGGTAGATCCTGATGTAGGATACCACCATGTAACTTCTGTAAATAGATTATTTATACCAGCTGTTATTTGTTGACCCTTTGTTGTATCGATATCTTCATAAACAAAATCTTCTACTGAACAAGGTAACGAATTAACTGTACCATCAAAAGCAAAGAAACCATTGTTTGACATCCAATATGCAACACCATCTATCTCTACAGCTGCGTTTTGTCCTATCAAACCACAGTTTGTACCTACTTGTTCAAATCCAAATGTAAAAGGTGCACCTACAAACTTCATGGTATAAAGTGCATTGTCAGTCCATACTAGAATATTTTCTTTTGCAACCAACGCACCCATAATTTTTGTGCCATCTTGTAGTCTTTGAGATCCAGCTGTATTAGTTTGTTGAATAGCAAATTCATTTATATTTTCATCAGCAGAAAATCTAATAAACATATCGTCTTGTGTTGACGGTGTGCCAATTGTTACCTCTGTACCAAAGTGAATTAAATGACGTGTCGTTGGTGATATTAAAGTTGATCTTGTTGCTGTTGGATTATTAGACGTAGAGAATCCAGAAGTAGAAGTAGAAGCTCTAGTTGTAAAACGAGCCGCGATCCCTGCATTCCAAGTAAATGTTTTACCATTCATAACTGTTGCTACAAGAACTTCACCAAAAGTATTTAGTGACCATAGACCTGGTTCAAGTGTAACAGTTGATGCTTCTACTGCGCTTCCAAACCCTGTAAAATTTGTTGCGTTAGTTACTGTTGCTCCATCACTGTGAGCTTGACCATTTGATGTGCCCGTAGTTGCTGTGCCTAATGCACCTCTAGTAATACCTGTTAATTCATTACCTGCAACACCTGTGTAAGTTATTAACTCATTACCAACAGCTATTGTACCTGTTGGGCTTGGAAAACCTGTTGTTGATGTTAATCTAATCTGTGTAGCCGATCCGTTGTTACCTTGTGTATCCGCGCTCAACGCTCCATCTAAATCGTTTTGTAAAGCACCTGTAATTGTACCACCATAATTTCCAATACCAAATCCATAACCATAAGATTGTGCAGCTGGACCAACAGGTTCATATGGTTTTAAAGTTATACTACCACCTGTTGCTACAGTTGCTGTTGCGTTTGAACTTTGTGTTATTGTAAAAGTTGTAGGTGTTGGAACTGATGTAACTTGAAAGTTTTTATCTTCAAAATCAGATGCAGAATAACCTGTGCCACCTGGTAAAGTTACACTGTCAAATAAAACAATATCACCTACATTAATACTGTGTGCTGATAAAGTTGTAATTGTACAAATAGCTGAACCATCTGTTGTTGCAATTGTTGCACCAGTGATGTTAGCTTTTAAAGGTGTGATGTCAAATAATTGTCCTTCAAAATAAATAAGTAAAAATTTATCTGTACCTAATGCTACGTATCTATTTCCTTCAAGATCAACAAAAGCAAATTGTTTTCTAATGACACCTACAACAGTATCATTTAACAATGCTTGCCAACCACCAACTTTTTCAGGTAGGCCATATCTAAATCTTACATTATCAGAGTCTACCCATCGACCAACTGCACCTACAGCTGTGTCTTGTTTGTTTATACCTGGCGCAAATTTAATTTGTTGAAGAGCCATCTTTTAGCTCCTATGATGTGTAATTAGTTTTATATGCCCAACCTCTTGTTGAATCTACGTAAACTAATGTTAAGGCTTGACCATTGTTTGATAAAACTAAATTAGAAGCTGCTCCATTAATAGGTGAACCATTTCTATCAAATGTTAAGTTATTTGATCCAAAAGTTCCTCTTGCATCTATAACTGTAACTTCATCACCTGTAGATGGTGAAGAGGGCAACGTAATAGTTATTGGGTTAGCTGTTGTGTTTGCAAGTATCTGTGCACCTGCAACAGTTGTATATGGTGAATTAGAATCAGTTATAGTCACATAACCTTTTTCAATAATTCTTGTAACTGTGTTTGTACCATCAGAAACACAAAGTAAAGTTGCTCCTGGAGGCACAGGTTGAGATGTGCCACTAGCTGTTAAAACATTTAATGTTCTGTTTGATGTTCCTCTAACTGTTTCATCACTAATTATAAAAACTCTTTCAGCGCCTGATGGCATTGTTAAAGTTCTATTGCCACCTAAAGTTCCAGAAAGTTTTAAGTAAAAGTTTTTACCATTAGATACTGCACCATCTGTTAAATCTAAAGTAACACTAGCCCCAGCCATATCTACATCAATATAACCACTAGCGCTTTGTTCTAATATTTTTAAGTTTGTATTTGTGATAGTACCCCAAAGACCAGCTTTCTCACCGGTTGTTACTATTTCTAATTTTAAATCTGATGAATATGTTGATGCCATAATTTTAACTTGGATCTATTGGTGTCCAAACCATGTTTGCTCCCGGAACAATCTCGTTCCACGTAATTATACCAGGCTCTTTTGTAGTCAATGTTAGCGGACTGCCATTTGGTTCTACAAGTGCCGTTCCTGATACTGTAACATTTCCGGTTGCCAGCGTCAATGCATTTCCTGATACCGTATGATTGGAATCAGCCGTTACTGTAATTGTACCAATACCCATAGTTAATGGGTTTGCCGTAACACTTACATTAGCTGTACCTGTAATGCTTAAAGTACCAAAACCTAAAGTTAATGGATTTGCTGTTAAGGTTTCTGTAACTGCATCAGCTACAATACCTACACTACCAATTGTAATAGTTAATTGGTTAGCTGATACAGATACGTTTACATCTGAATCAGGTCCTGATGTAGCGAACGGTAATGCTGATATTGCGTCAAATCCTAAACTCATAAAATTCCTTAAAAGGGAACAGTGAGGTATGTGGTGGAGTCACTGTTCCCATCTAAAGACTATATCACTTTTTAAACCAAGCTGGTAGTCCTAAATGCGGTCTTCGATCATTTACATTCTGATCTGCATTTTTAGACTTTTGGTCATTATAGTGTAGAAATACTTGACAACAGTCGTTGCCTTGAAACTCTTCTCTCCAGTGTTCTAATTCCATACCTCTGTAAACTAACATATCTCCAGGTTTTAGGTTAACTCTAACACCTTTGTTTTGACTAGATACAGTTATCTTTTTACCATCAGGTATACCTACATTCTTTTTAGGTTCTAAATATATAGGCCATGGATCACCACCTAGATTTAATGTTGTAGATATTTCACAACTAAATCTATCTTTGTGTCTATGCAACACATCTCCTGTTTTATATATTCTTGCATAAGAATAAGTTGGATTTAATTTTAATCCTGTTTTCTTTTCCATAACAGGTAAGGTTCTCATTAACAAAGTTTCCATGGCTACATCTGCATAATGCGAATATGTATTTGGAACTTGTTGATCTGCCCAAGTACCCCATTCTTCTGTAAAGTTAGAAATGTATCTTTGATCAAATAAAGTTCTTGCAACTTGTCTTTTTAACAAAAAATAATTGTAAACAAATGTTGCTATCTCTTTTGGTACAGCCTCTTTAATTACAACATATTTATTTTTTTTGAAGCTCATTTTTATTAGTCCTTTCTTTTGATATTGCGGTTTCAACAACTTTAATATTAAAGTGTATAAATCTAAATGGTTCTATTCCTGCATCTACTGCAAACTGATGTGGGACATAACCTGGAAAAATCATAATTGTTCCTGGATTAGGTTTATGATGAACTTGATTAGTTGCCATTGTAATTTTTGGTGGGTCTTTAGGAGCTAGTTTAGTCATTTCTGCACCAGGTCTTGGATCATGAAATATTGGAAAAGATGTTTTCTCACTACATTTTAAGAAATAAAATCCTGATACATGTTGATTCCAATGAACATGAGTATCATGATGACCACCACCTTTTTCACTAAACTCTTGTACCCAAAATTCCGTAAAGTGTAAGCTATGGTTTTGCAAATTAAATCCTTGCCAATCTAAAAACTCATAAGATCTTTGACCTATAAATTCTACTAGATCTTTTATTTTAGGATCATTTGAAAAACTTTCACTATGTTTAGATAAACCAAATGTTCCTATATCTTTTTTCCATTTAGGTTCATTTTTTAATTTGTCTTTAAGAAGTTTATCAGCTTTCTTAATATATTTATCTGTTACCTTGATTGCATTTTTAAGAAACATTGGTGCTTCTGCAATCCATATTGGTGTTTGAAAATAAAATGCAGATTTAAAATCTACATGTCCTTTTGGTTTATTACTTCCGCCTTGTATCATATTATCTAAAAGGATAACCTAGATTCCATATCACTAGACTATGCCTTACTCCTTTCGTTACTGGTTTAACTCTATGCCATACAAAGCTAGGAAATACAACCAAAGAGCCTTTTGGTAATATTTCAGTACATGCCCTAATGTTAGGTTTTTTATCAGGATCTAAATTCCTAAAGTCAAACTCTAACTCTCCACCTTTGTATTCTTTTGGATCTGTCAAACTAACTGTTACAGATAGTTTTCTTATCTTACCTTTTGTTGGACCTTCTTCTACATAAGGTTTATCCCAACTATCACAATGCCAATCATAATATTGACCTTTTTTATATATTGTGAACTGACAAGATTCTGAAAAATCCCAATCAAAGTTCCAACCTGCATTTTGATTTGCTTGATGCACATAAGGTTGAATTTCTTTGTATATCCATCTATCGTTCATCCAAACAATATTTGAATCTCTTTTCTTTTGTAAATCTTTTATTTCGTCTTTAGTAAGAGGTTGTTTGTTTAAATCTCTATCTCTACCATAACCACCTGTAATAGCCATGATCTCTCTATTCTTTTCTGCTTTACCATACTTAACAATAAGATCACAAATTCTTGGTGGTATTGCAGATTGAAAATACCAAAAGTAATTAGATATATTCATTCTACAAACTCCGCTGATATATGTGTGTATCCGTGTTTTTTAGCAAACCAAGATCTTTGATTTCCTGTAATAACAACCATAGTATTTTTGTTAACTTTTAT